TGGAGTATTCGGAATGTTCTTCCCGTGAGCTCGTGCATCATGCGAACAAGCAGCGGTGGCCAATTCACTTCAAAGGCCATCGAATCGCGCCCGTAACGCTTGTTTCTCCTGGTGGAGAACATCAGGCCGAGCAACATCGAAAAGAACGATACATCAGTCATCGATAAAAGCGTAATACCGAGAATAAAAGTAAAATCGCGACCGCCTGTGACCGGATCGCGTTATTGACGTTGTTGTTGTTGAGTTTGCCGTTGTTGCCATTGAAGATCCAAGCGTTGTTGGCGTTGTACCTCGTGGCGAACCACCGGTTCGTGCGGGTCGGAGTCGCATCTATGATTCTGCTATGAATGATAGCCGGACTCCCTTTTACCTTATTCATGTCTGACAGCAACCTCTTGCCCGTTTAGGCTGACCGTCTGCTGCTCCTGACGTTTAAGCGACCGACTCGCATTTCTCCACTTCCTAACACCTTCCTCTATTCGTTCCAACTGCATAGCGATACTCAGTTTGTCTTTATCTGTCAGAAGACCTTGAACGATACAGAGCTCGAAGTTTGCCAACAATATACCGAACTCACCAAACATTTCGCGAATACGCTCCTGCCTGACTTCCTGACACTCCTTTGCGATGGAGAAATGGCGGATAATGTTCTGTACTGCCTTCTTCATCTCTACCGGCGCACCTTCGATACGTTCTATCTTTGGCATGCGCTGAATGGCGGGATATAAAATATAAAGAAGATTCTTGGCATCTGCCAGAATCGAGTCCTTATCATTGTGCGCCTTATGACCGCGTGGTTTCTTGTGTTCGTTCATTGTTTATCTTGGCGTATCTGTCCGTCTGCTGTTCGTAGGCATCTTGCAGATATTCGTCGTAATCGTTATATTGTTTCACGTTGAGAGTAAGGGCCTCACGTCACGCTTTCGCGATGACGTGAGAGCCTATTTTAAGAGTTAATCAATTTCTAAAAGCGCGACCGCCTGTGACCGGAGCGCGCCATTGACGCCGTAGGTGTAGAGTAAGCCGTTGTAGCCATAGAAGATCCAAGCGTCGTCGGCGCCGTACCTCGTGGCGAACCACCGGTTCGTGCCATTGTCGATGGATGTTGTGCCCATCTTACTGACGCTGGGAGCAAGAGCTTCGATACACGCATCCTTCATCAGCTGTGTACCTTCCAGTACGTCTGGCAGGTGCCAATCTCCAAAGTCGAGACCCGCGACGCCATACGAGCGATTATAGACGTAGTACAATGATGGGTACTTATATTTCGTGTCTCCGTCTTTAGTGGGCGCGGTCTTCTGCGCGTAACGCTTGGCCATAGCCTTGCCGTCGGGCAGCGAAAAGCATCCGTACTTCTGCGGACATACCACAGCGTAGCACTTTTCCAGATATTCCTCGTAGGTTTTGTATGCAGCGCGGAGGTCGGCACAGTACTCTGACGTCTCGAATGCTGATGGACGCACAGGCTCGCTGTTGCCGGCCTGTGGACCTACGGGCTCGTTAGTCGATGGTACACGCCCGTTGCTGGTTGCCCACGCTTTGGTGCGAGCGATATTCATCACGCCACAATAGCTCGTATAGAACCCGCGCTCCCCACGCCAGTATTCTGAGTTCTCGGGCATATCGCCCCACGATGCCAATGCGATGGTACAACCCGTCGCACCATAGTAGTATTGCGTCTGCCATGTTACGCACACGTCGCACTGAACGATAATCTGCGTACCGTCCGAATCCACCTTATTGCCGTCTGCATCTGCCAGATAAGCCCACCACGCATTCGTATCGCCAACCTCGGCAGCCTTGGCTGCAACGGCTGCTGAAATCTCGGCAGCGGTGGTGGCGTCGATGCTGGTCGATGTCAGCGTCACGTCGATACTGGTCTCTACATCATAGTTCGGAGCCATACGCAGCTTCAGGTTGACGGATGTGCCAGTGAAGTTGGCTAACGAATACTGACAAACATCCAGCCACTTCACGTCGGCAGCGTTCTTGTCTATCACGCCCACCTTGCGACCCTTACGCAGATAGACGTAGCCGACATGCACCCATGCACTCGGAATAAGAGCCTTCTGAATCCACGAACCGCCCTTTACAAAGGTTATCTCATTCGATTCATTCAGGAACACTAAATCACCCACGGCTGGGTTGATGGTAATCACATTCACACCGTCCACGATAATCTCGCGGGTCGTCTCTATGAGCGAAACCTGACTCTCGATGGTAGGCTTCACGGCTGCATCGTAGGCAGCTTTGTTTGCATAACTTCTGATTGCCATATCTTTATCCTTTCTTTATTTTTAGTTCATCAAAACCCAATCGCTCACCGAGTTCGTCACGCTGAATGCGGTGTACTCCTTTTTATTGGTCGTATCGAGATATTTCTGACCGATAAATGCTGGCACATTTGGGGCGGCTGGCGCACCGTCACCGTAAACAATCATCGGGTAGTTCTGCACCTTCGGAACGTCTTCCGAATTGATGCAGACGGCGCGTGTCTCTCCGAGGTTGTCGAGTTGTGCCTTCAGTCCTTCAATCTCACCCAGCAGCTGAGCAAATGCCTGTGCGATGACGGCCTGACCTGGGGCACCGATGAAGTTGGTGGCGATATTTTTAAAGATACCCAAACCGACAACCATTGCCACACCTCCGTTCACGGTGGCTATGTAACCGCTTACCACGACGGTCATGCTTGTCGGGCAGAGATACACGTAATAGCCAGTAGAAGGCATAGCGGCTACAGCTTGCTTCATCAATGGCTCGTAGTAACTCTCCGTCACCTCGCGGGTAGCGGGCAGCGTGGTGTAGGTCTGACCACCCATCACCCAACCCGTCAAAACGGGTGTGTCGCCCGTCTCGTCGTACTGAGCCGTGTAGATCAGCGCGGGGTTGTAGTCAGCCGTTGCCGTTGTAGGCAGTTCGGGGTAGTCCTGGCGATAGGTGTAGGTGTAGTTTATCACCTTGTCGTAAGTGCGCGTCACGATGCGGGCAAAGAGGCTCACGTCGGCAGGTACAGGACTTACACTGGGCACCAGCATGATGTCACCCGCATTCAGTTGCACCTCGGCCGATATGCCGTAGCCACTGGCACTCACCTCCTGACCGTTCACGTTGACATACTTGCCCGCCGTCGCTTGCTGAAGTGTGATACTGCGGATGTTATCGTACTTACCGAGTCCACGCTCTAAGAAGAGCACACGCTCAAACTTGGTGTCGATTTCCGTCTTGGTGTAATACGAACCAAGTGCGCTGCTGATAGCGGCATTCATCTGGCTCGTGGTGCTGTACGAAGTCAGAGCAGTAGCGATAGCGTCAGCAACCTGTGAGGCAGTCGTCTTCTGTGCCAACAGGTTGTCGGTCTGCGTCTTCGTGTAGTATGAAGCGAGTGCTGTGGAGATGGCGGTACTGATTTGTGTAGCAAGGTCGGCAGCTGTTGGCAGTGCATCGAGCTTATTCTTCAGCGCAGTCGTGAAGTCCTCAGTCGAGAGCTGCTTGCCGTCCACCTTATTCACCTTCTCGCTCAACATCTGGTTGATGACGGCTGAAGTGTAGTAGTTAGCCAATGTTGACGTGATAGCATTCTGAATAGCCAACTGCACCTCTGCGGTGGTGCTATAAGGGTCGAGTGCGGTAGCGATGGCCGACTGTACCTGCGAACCAGTCACGAAGTCGGCCACAGCAGCAGCGATGAGCGACTCTACCTGTGCCTGTGTTGTCTTTGCATTCCAATTAGTCTTATCTTGACTGGTAACGTGAATGGTCGAATTACTAACGTGGTTGGTTATCTGACCTTGCAAATTTTCATCTGCCTGCTGACGGGCTTGTGCTTCTGTAATGATCTGTTCAGCCTGAGAACTCGCCGTAGCAAGGATGGTCTGCACTTCCTGGGTCATATCTTCCTTCGGAATACCCGTATTGGGCTTCTGATAGGCCGTTACCGCTGCCTCCAGTGCTGACTGCACGGCTGCGGCGAGGTCGGTCTCAGGAATACCACCGTCTGGCTTCTGATAAGCACTCAGAGCCTTGTCGATAGCCGTCTGAAGAGCCGATGTGAGGTCGCTCTTGGGAATACCACTGCCCGGCTTTTGATAAGCGGTAATCGCTGCCTCGATAGCCGACTGCACAGCAGCCGCGAGGTCAGTCTCAGGAATACCACCTGATGGTTTGTCATACTTCGCGTTCCACGCAGCCTTGTTCTCCGTGGTCACATGGATGTCGGTGTTGTTGACGTGGAGTGTTAGCACCCCATTGTCAAGTGAGGCCTGATTCAAGATGCTCTGCACCTGTTGGCCAGTTTGAGTCAATCGAAAGTCTGCCATTTTCTTATATTTTATTCGTTTTTAGATGTCACTTGTACTCATCTCTTCTGGAGATGTCAGCACATAGAGATAGAGGTCATCGTCAGTAACGAGCGGCTGACCAAGCGTGGTGCAAAGACGTTGGTAGCGCGATGCAATGCCGGAATCATCCGTGCGTTCATACGTTACATTATGACCCGTTGCACTGCACTTCGGACACATCAGGAACTGCGGACACGGGGCATTCACCACGAATCCTATCACCTGCTCGTCCACCTTCTCGCGCACACCGTCTGGGTCGTCCACGTCTGGAACGTAATACTTACATACGGCTGTTATTTTACCAATCATTTCTTTTGTGTTGAACTCAAAGAAATATTTTCCGCTGGAGTCGAGCGTCATGTCCTGCTTTGTCAGCAGCATACTCTTTACGCGCATTCCCCATCGCAATTCAACGGTGAAGTCATCTTCAGTCATATCAAACCCTTCTTGGTCGATGCCGATGAAATACTTTACTTCCTCACCCTGTTCAATAACTTTCGATAGCGGAGTGGACGCTATCTGGGCATTCTGATTGTTATTGTTCTCTGCCATATCTCTTTATTCTTCTGGGTTAATAATCTTGTCACAGTCTTCTTTCGCCTTGACGATGGCCTGGCGGAACTTCTCGCAGATGTATGATGTGGGGTGGTCGATGTAGGCATAGCGGTTGTAGAGCGCTGCCATGTTCCTGCGCTGCGTGTCGTAGGCTTCCACCAGTTCCTCATTCGGCTCGGAGATTTCCCCGAAGTCGAAGTCAAACTCAGTCATCACCACTGTGAGCTTATCCAAGAGCCCATCACGCTCCACCTCCAATGGCGTGCCACCCGTCAGTACCATGTAGTTTTTCAGCAACAGGTCGAAGCCGTAGAGCGCAGCTTCCTTCTTCTGGCTGTCGGCAGCGTCGCGGTTGTTGTAGAGGTTCTGCACCAGCAACAGCGAGGCGTTGAAGATGGGGTCAGGAATGCGCCCATACGTGTCCACAAAATTCTCAAACGTCCGGCGCGTCAAGTTGAGAATGGCTTGCTCGGCTGCAATACCGAATTGCTCCAGCTCTGCGTCCTCGCAGTTGAAGTCAATGCGGCAATGATCGTGAATGGCCTGTACTGACAGCCACCGCAAGCCCGTGTCTTTTTGTTCGTTCATATCGTTTTCGTCTTTATCTTTTCTTATCTGACAAAAACCGCGTTTAGGTTTACTTTCG